GGCTGCAGGCCATCGAGAAGGTGTTGAACCGTCACACCTTCCTCGTGTGCCCGGAGTCCAGACTGGTGGTGGCGGTGCTCGCCCGCGCCATCCACGACAGCCTGAGTTTGACCAACCGGCGGATGCGGCGCGAGGCCCGGCGCTTTCTGCTCGGCGATGACTTTGGCCTGTGGTGCGACCTTGTCGGCTTGCATCCGGACTTCGTGCGCTTCGTCGCCAGGAAGGCCGGCTACCTCGCCGACGAGAAGGCGCATTGGCAGAAGGTGCCGATCAAGGTGCCCGTCCTGGCCCCATCCCCTGATCCCGGCATTGCCGCCAGCCACGAGACCGTGCGCTCTAGCGCTGTTGGCCTCTGCGCGGCCACCCCTTTGAACACTTCTGGAGAAACGACCCATGCTTGATTTCAACGATATTCCGCCCGTTGCAGGCGGTCCTGTGGACCTCAACGCCCAGCGCGATGAGCTCAAACGCGAACTGCTGGCGCGGCTGCCAGCGGTGCTGATGGCACTGTTTCCGGCCGGCAAGATCCGGGGCAACAAGTTCCTGATCGGCAACATCCAGGGCGAGGCGGGCGACAGCCTGGAAATTGCGCTCGATGGCGACAAGGCCGGGCTGTGGCACGACCACGCGACCGGTGAAGGCGGCGATGTCTTCGCCGCGATTGCCGGCCACCTGGGTCTGGATACCAAACGCGACTTCGCGGCGGTGCTGGAGGCCGCTGCCCGGCTGGTGGGCCGGTCCCTGGTCACGCCGATGCCCACCCGCTCGGAGGTGCCCATCGATGCACTCGGGCCCCACACCGCCAAGTGGGACTACCTCAGCGCTACGGGCGAGCTGATCGCCTGTGTCTATCGCTACGACCCGGAGCCCGGTAAGAAGGAGTTCCGCCCCTGGGATGTGCGCGCCCGCATGTGCCGCGCCCCTGATCCCCGACCGCTCTACAACCTGCCCGATGTCTCGCGTGCCGACAGCGTGATCCTGGTCGAAGGCGAGAAGTGCGCCGACGCCCTGATCCGCATGGGCATCACCGCCACCACTGCGATGAACGGCGCCAAGGCACCCATCGACAAAACCGACTGGACCCCACTGGCCGGCAAGGCGGTGTTGATCTGGCCGGATCGCGATGCGCCCGGCTGGGACTATGCCGAAGCGGCGGCGCGGGCCTGCGTCATTGCGGGCGCCGTATCGGTCGCCATTCTGGTGCCACCCACGGATCGGCCCACCGGCTGGGACGTGGCCGATGCCGTGGAGGAAGGTTTCGAGGTACAGGCCTTTCTCGACAACGGCGAGCGGCGCATCGTCAAGGCCGCCCCGAGCCTGTTGCCGACCTACAGCCTGGGCCATCTGCTCGATGACGATTCGCCCTTGCCACCGGATCTGATCGAGCCGCGCGTGCTCACCCCGGGCGGGATGCTGGTGTTTGGCGGTGCGCCCAAGGTGGGCAAGAGCGACTTCCTGCTGTCCTGGCTGACCCACATGGCCGGTGGTGCAGCGTTCCTGGGCATGCGCCCGAGCCGTCCGCTGCGCGTCTTTTACTTGCAGGCCGAGGTGCAGTACCACTACCTGCGCGAACGGGTGAAGGGCATTGCCCTGCCGCCCAGCCGCATCCTGGATGCGCGCACGCACTTCGTGGCCACGCCGCAGCTGCGCCTGATCCTCAACGACGAGGGGCTCGCGCAGGTGATTCCAGCGATGGAGCGCGCCTTCAACGGCTCGCCACCGGACGTGATCGCCATCGATCCGATCCGCAACGTCTTCGACGGTGGCGAGGGCCAGGCCAGCGAGAACGACAACGCGGCGATGCTCTACTTCCTGTCGCAGCGGGTCGAGCGTCTGCGCGATGCGGTCAATCCCAGCGCCGGGATCATCTTGGTGCACCACACCCGAAAACTCGGCAAGAAGCAGTTTGAGGAAGACCCGTTCCAGGCTTTGGCGGGTGCCGGCAGTCTGCGCGGCTACTACTCGACGGGGATGTTGCTGTTCCGCCCGGATGAGACCCGCACGCCACGCGAGCTGATCTTCGAGCTTCGCAACGGCGCGGCCATCCCGCAAAAGCACATCGACAAGATCGAGGGCGAGTGGCGCGAGATCAACCCCAGCGTGCGCCTGGCGATGCAGGACTACGGCGCCAAGCTCGATGCGGAGCGGCGGCGCAAGCATGACGTCATCTTGCAGATCATTTTTGAGGAAGCCTCCAAGGGGCGCTGCTACCTCGCGAGCCAGTTCGCCGACGCCTTTGAAAACGCCGATGGCCTGGGTGGCAAACGCACCATCCTCGACCGCCTCTCGGTGCTCGCCACCAAGGGCTACATCAAGTATTTCCGCAACGCCCATGACTACGGGCTGCCATCGGTCGGGCGCAGCAAATACGGCTACCTGTGTGTGGAAGACATGGTGCTGACCAGCACGCTCGATGAGATCGATCCGGCCACCGGCGAGCTCAGGAAAGTGCCCCTGCGCGTACTGCCCACCCACTACAAATCCCCGCTCACCGGTGCGCTTGTGGACGTCGAGAACCCTGACGTCTGGGTCTATCGGGACGAAGCCAGCCAGGAGTCCAATCCATGAAAAAAATCACCCGATACCCTGTCCAAACCGGCCTGCAATCTGGGCAGAAGTTTTGCATTCTGCATTCTGGCTGCACAGCCAAGCTTTTGATTCATATGGTTTTTCGTGGAAATTCAGACTGCAGAATGCAGCCTCGAAAAAATCGTCTGCATTCTGAAAAAACCAATGCACATCAACAACTTAGGTGCCAGCCAACACTGCACTGCAGACCCCCTATCTCTTATAGAGATAGAGAGGTAATACCCGCTGACGCGGTATTACCTCTCAGCTACTGCGTAAGGGGTGTGCGCGCCCGGGAGGTGGTGTGATGAAAAAACAGCCCCTGTGCTTCAGCACACCTCCTGGCCTGGGTGCCCGATTCTCGCTCGAGGGCCAGTCCTATGTGCTGGTCAAGACGCAGCCCCATATCCGCCGCGACGGCCAGCCCTCCGTGATCCTGACCTGGCGCAGCCAGTGCCTGAGTTGCGGTGCGGATTTCGAATTCACGACGGGGCTGTCGCTGCTGTACGTCAATCGTCGCTGCCCGGCGCACCACGCGCCCGGTCGGCGTCCCCGCGCCCAACGGGCAGGAGGTGCACAATGAACACGAGCATTCTGGCCCTGGATCTGGGCACGACCACCGGCTGGGCCTTGGTCAGCCGCGACGGACTCCTCGACGGTGGCAGCGAGTCCTTCAAGACCACCCGTTTCGAGGGTGGCGGCCTTCGCTACCTGCGCTTCAAGCGCTGGCTCACCGACATCAAGCAGTGTGCCGACGGACTCGACTGGGTGGTGTTCGAGGAAGTACGTCGACACATGGGCGTTGATGCGGCGCATGCCTACGGTGGCTTCATGGCGCACCTGACGGCCTGGTGCGAACACCACCAGATCCCGTACCAGGGCGTGCCCGTGGGCACGATCAAGAAGCACGCCACCGGCAAGGGCAATGCCGGCAAGGCCGAGATGATGGCGGCCGCCAAGGTACGCGGCTTCGATCCGGTCGACGACAACCACGCCGATGCGCTGGCGCTGCTGGACTGGGCGATGGCCCAAGGAGGTGTGGCATGAGAGCCCATACCGCTTCCATCCCCTGCGCCCTCGGGCGTCTGGCCCCAGCGTCACCGGCCAGCAGCGACGAACTGCGCGCGATGCGTGCAGCCGCTTGGCACAAGCAAGGCATCGTGGTCGTGCCGCTGGAGGACATCTACGACGACTGGGACCGGGCGTTTCTGACCGGCATCGCCACCAAGCTCTACGGCGCGCGAACGGCAACGACGAAGCACAGCCGACCCTGGCGGGAAGGCGAAGTGATCGACCGGGGCGATGGCGAGACCTGGACGGTGGTGGCGACCACGGGCAAGTCCGTCACGGTTCAGCGCAGCCGCGATGGTGCGCTGGCCACCCTCGGGCAACTCGGGGAGGCACGGCCATGACCAAGAAGACGCAACGCGCCAAGGCCAGGGCAGAACGCAAACCCCGTCTGGGTCAAGAGCACATCCGTCCCGACGGCAGTGTGATCCGCTACGTGCGCGAGGAGGACGATGATCAGAAGCCGGTTGACCACTACCGCACGGTGGACACGCTGGCGCTGATGCTCCGGAATGGCAGCATCACCGGTGCCATGCACGACGCCGGCCAGCAGTTCTCGCAGGACTTCGCCCGGGCCTTTGCCAGCGGCGTGGCCAGTAGCCGGCTCGATGGACTGCCCTGCGGCACGGCACCGGGGGAAATGCTGATTGAGCGCAACGCCAGTGCCGCCCGAGCGGTTCGGGATGCGCTGGATGCGGTGGGCGGCAGTGGCAGTCCAGCGGGATCGGCGCTGTGGTACGTGGCTGGGCTGCAGATGTCGATCCGCGATTGGGCATTGCGCGATGGCTGGAACGGTAAGCGTGTCGAGAAAAACGAGGCCAAGGGCATCCTGGTCGCTGCACTCGGCGTGCTGGCCCGGTACTACGGCTATGAGCGAGCGCCCAGGTCTCGGCGAGAGACATCAACGCACGTCTGACTTGTCAGGACATCGTCCGGACGCTATTATGGAGGTAGTTTCATAACATGGGGGTTGCCATGAGCACCTTGAACCTCTCCAAAACCGAACGGATCGATGTCCGCGCCAGCAGCGCTGTCAAGCAGCTGCTGCAGGAGGCTGCGCGTTCTTGCCACAAGAACGTCAGCGAATTTCTGCTGGATGCCGGGGTGATCGCGGCCAACCAGGCGCTGGCAGATCGTCGTCACTTTGTGCTGAACGACGACCAGTGGCAGGCGTTTCAGCAGGCGCTGGATCGCCCCGTGCAAGCCAAGCCGCGCTTGAAGAAACTGCTCAGTGAACCCGGGGTGCTGGGTTGAGTGCAGCGTATGAATCGGTCCGCAAGCTCGCACCAGCGGATTCGACGGAAGGCTTTGACTGCGGGCAACCGTCGCTCAACCAGTTCCTGCAACGCTATGCCCTGGTCAACCAGAAGGCCAACAGCGCCCAAACCTACGTGTGCTGCCTTGGCGGTGAGGTCGTGGGCTTCTACAGTCTGGCGGTCGGCAGTGTTGATCCGGAGGATGCGCCAGCTCGCGTCATGAAGGGCTTGGCCCGGCATCCTGTGCCAGTCATGATCCTGGCGCGACTGGCCGTGGATCGTGATCACCAGGGAAAGGGTCTTGGCAAGGCGCTGCTCAAGGACGCGCTGCTGCGCACTGCACAGGCGGCTGACATTGCGGGCATTCGTTGCCTGCTGGTTCATGCCAAGGATGAGGCTGCGCGGCGGTGGTATGAGTCTTGGGAGTTCGAGCCCAGCCCAACCGATCCCTATCACCTGTTCCTGATGCTCAAGGATCTCAAGGCGCTACTGGCGGGGTGATTCGATCAGAAGCGGAAAATTTTTTGAGGTTGTTTTCCGAAACCTGATTGAATCCCGTCCGGACACAAGGTACAGTGTTCATGTACTGCTGATAACTGCGCCCACCGGGGAGACCTTGGTGGGCGTTGTCGTTTCTGGGCTGGGCGCTCGCCTGTCTGCCCAGCGCTGGAGACTCCCCCATGAAACTTCTCATCACCCGCCCGGTGGTCCTCACCGGCGCTGGCGGCGTGCGCTCGCTCGTCCCTGGCCTGACGGTTGAGGTCGATGCGGCCACTGCTGAACAGATCCTAGCGCAACAGGCTGGCATCCCAGCTGAACCGGCTACCCAGCCCGACACTCCAGCCACCCCACGCCGCCGGAAGTCCGCCGATGCTGAAACTTGATGTCACTGCCGATGTGGCCAAGGCCACCGAGTACCTGTCGGACGTGGCTCAGCGGCACGTTCCGAACGCCGCCGCCAAAGCCCTGACCCGAACGGCCTTCGATGCCCGTGATGCGGTGCGCGATAGTCTGCCCGAGCGCTTCAATCTGCGCCGGCCGTGGATCAGTCGGGGTATCGGCGTGACGCCGGCCAAGCCGCGCACCTTGATGGCCGAGGTCTGGTCGCGGGATCGCTTCATGGCGGCACAGGAGACGGGCGGCAGCCATCCCGATGCGCGACCCATTCCGGCCGGGCGGTTGCGCGAGATGGCCCAGAGCCGGGTGATCCCCAAGAGCCAGTGGCTCGATCAGGTCAAGAAAAAGCCCACCGTCTTCTACCGGGCGGGGATGCTGTTCGAGCGCCGTGACGAGCGACGCATCCTCGCGCTCTACCTGCTGCGGCCCAAGGCCCAGATCAAGGTGCAGCCGCGACTGGGTATGGCCGAGACGGTACGCAGCGTGGCGCTGCGCGAGTACCAGCGGCAGATGGAACGGGCGCTGCGGGAAGAACTGGCGAAGGCCACGTGATGATGTCTGACGCATCTGACACATCTGACACATCTGACGGGTCCTCCCGGGCGATCTAAAAAGCGGGGGACGCGCCAACCACCCGGCTTGCCTAGCGCCAGCGACAAAAAGAGGTTGCCAGTTGCCACCCGTTTCCACGCTGAGGTGATCCACCCCTGACGATTGATTGACCCGCCCGGCCCGGAGGAATGCGATGGGACTGGCCATCCGGGCCTATGCCCAACACCGTGGCGTGAGCCACACCGCTGTGGCCAAGGCCATCAAGGCCGGGCGCATCAGCAAAGAGCCAGACGGCAGCATTGATCCGGCCAAGGCCGACGCCCAGTGGGCGCGCAACACGCTGGCGTCGCAGAACCTGAACCCCAGCGCCAGCAAACCAGCGCCCAAGGTGGCAACCCCCCCTGTTTCCACCCCGGTTGCCACGGTTTCCAGCCGCGAGCTTCCGCCGCCGTTGGAAACCGGCCGGATTTCCGCACCCGATTACCAGACCAGCCGCGCCATCCGCGAAGCCTACGCCGCGCGCCTGGCCAAGCTCGAATTCGAAGAACGCACGGGCAAGCTGCTCAACGCCGACGAGGTGAAGGTCAAGCACTTCAACCTCGCGCGGTTGCTGCGTGACCGCATCCAGCAAATCCCTCGCAAGCTCGCCCCGCAGATTGTGGCGGCGGTGGTCGCACAGCCTGACCAGCGCGTGGTGGAAGACCTGCTCATGGATGCGATCCGCGAAGCCCTGGAGGAACTCTCCCGATGAGCGTCACCCCCACCATGGCCAGCCGCATCGAGATGTGGCCACTGGATCGGCTCAAGCCCTACCAGAG